AAGTAACACAGAAGATGGTGCTGTTTGCCACGCCGCTGTTCGTGGCTTTGGTCGTGATAAACTTTGCCGACGTGATCTTCGCGGTCGACTCTGTGCCGGCCATCTTCCTGATCACCACCGACACCTTCATCGTCTATACCGCCAATATCATGGCGATCCTTGGTCTGCGTGCGCTCTACTTTGCGCTCGCCGCGCTGGTGCACCGCTTTCACTACCTGAAGTATGCATTGGCTCTGGTACTGGTGTTCATCGGTTTGAAGGGCTTCTACAGCTACTTCTTCGGCAAGTTCGACCCGTACTTGTCGCTGGCAATCACCATCGCGATCATTGCGTCTGGCATCTTCTATTCGCTGTGGAAGACGCGGCACGGCGCGCAGGATTCCATGCACTCGTAGTGACTTGGGGCCTTTGTGGCCCACCACATTTACAGGAAAAACGATAGGCCGCCCGGTCCAAAGGCCTTGGGCGGCTTTCGCATTTATTAGGCGACCCTATGTTTTTTGGTCAGTTTGGGAACAGTCATCTTGTTGGCGCGGTGCAGTTTCGCGCGTCTTCAAAAATTGCGCGAGATCAGTATTCGAAATGCGCCAACCCTTGCCGATGTCGATGGCACGAAGCGCGCCAAATTTGATCCATTGCCGAACCGTGGCCTCGGCCACTTCCAACCTGTCGGCAACTCCCTGCACCGTCTGGTATTGGTCTTGCAGCATGGCTTCGTTCCCCGCGCTGATGCTTAAGGATACTGACTTATCATCATGTTTGATTGATTCGGATCAAAGATGGGCGCGTCATCATCGGGCAGGTTGGTGCAATCAGTCACTTCGGTGCGCGGATGTCTTCCCTGCGTCTCGATGGCTGGCCAATGCTATTTCCAGATGAGGACAGAACCCATGCCAAATCGCATCGCTTATCTGCCGCTGACCACCTATCCGGAAGTGGCTCCAGATCCAGCGATTCTGGCGGCGGTCGGCTTTGCAGCTTCGCTGGGCTGCGCATTACATGTCTCGACATTCGCGGTGGACGTTCCACAGACGGCCTCGCCGATCAGTGGCTTTATCATCAACGTCGAAGGCTTGGCGCGCGCTACGGAAGATCACAGCAAAGCAGAGTGCGAACGCCTGGAAGTTCTGATCAAGGGGGCGGCACGGCCCGCAGTAAACCTGTCGGTTGGCAAGCATACAGTGATGCTTGGCGCAGCCCCTGAGACCGCCACAACTGAGGCGCGTACCTTCGATTTGGCAATTCTGCCTTGGTCAGCGGAAACACTCTCATTGAACCGCCCCGGATTTTCTGGAGACCAATTAGTTCGTGTTACGCGACCATATCGAATGTTTTCAAGTTTGCATAGAATGCCTCCTCTGCCTCAGCGGGTGGGATGTTTCCGATGGGTTCCAGCAGGCGTCGGTTGTTGAACCAATCGACCCATTTGAGGGTTTCGATCTCGACCTCCTCCGTGGTTTTCCATGAACTGCGCCGCCGGATGACCTCGGTTTTGTACAGGCCATTGATCGTCTCGGCCAAAGCGTTGTCATAGGCGTCGCCAACGCTGCCAACGGATGGTTCAATGCCTGCTTTTCCCAAACGCTCGGTGTAGCGAATAGACACGTATTGCCCGCCACGGTCACTGTGATGGATAAGCCCGCTGCGATGAAGCGGGCGTCTGGCGTAGAGCGCCTGCTCAAGGGCATCGAGAACGAAGTCGGTCTTGGCGGATCGCGAGGCTTTCCAACCGACAATGCAGTTGGCGAAGGTATCGATCACGAAGGCAACATAAACAAATCCTTGCCATGTTGAGACATAGGTGAAGTCACTGACCCATAACTTATTGGGCGCCGAGGCACGAAACTCTCGGTTCACCTTGTCGCGCGGGCACGGCATCGACGCGTCGGGAATCGTTGTTTTTATGGATTTTCCTCTCACTATTCCCCGCAACCCCATACCCGTCATAAGGCGTGCGACGGTGCACCGCGCCGCAGCCTCGCCTTCACGGCACAGCTGCCTCCAGGTCTTACGAACACCGTAAACTTTCCAGTTGTCGTCCCAGACCTTTTGGATTTTGGGCCGCAAGACCGCATCCCGCCGCTGGCGTGCAGAGGCTTTGCTCGGATCAGCACGCACAGCAAGGTTGGCGTAGTAGGTCGATGGGGCAAGAGGCCCGCACCCTGCAGATAGACTCGACCCCATGAACCACGCGATGATCGTCAATAAAGCCGATCATGGCTTGAACGGGCGGTCGAGTTCCGCCTGAGCAAAATAAGCCGACGCCTTGCGCAGGATTTCATTTGCTTGCCGAAGCTGACGCACCTCGCGTTCCAGTTCCTTTATCTTATCGCGTTCAGCACTGGTCGCACCATCTCGTGCCCCGCTGTCCTTTTCCGCCTGCCGAACCCAGACCCTTAATGTCTCTGGGATGCAGCCAATCTTCGGGGCAATCGCAGCGACCGCCGCAGATTGCGTTTCATACGAGCCTTGATGCTCCAGCACCATGCGAATGACACGCGCCCGTAGTTCGGGTGAATAACGATTTGATGTCTTGCTCTTTTCCATAGCCCTCATCCTTAGTCAGGTTGAAGGTCTCCAGCAAATCCGGGGCGGTTCAATCACCCGCAACTGGCCACCCAAGCGGCCGACCAAATCCCAGACCTGCCAGCCCTCCGGCGTTTGCTGCCGGTTCAGCCTTGCGGGGCAGTCGGGGCAGGCAACTTGGCAGGCCGCGCAGTATCGGTCGCCCCCGCCGAAGGACCAGTCGGCGAGGGCGCGGAGGCGTTTTTTTCCACGTCCAGGATCAAGCCCTTGGCAACATACATGGTCTGGAATGCCTCGAAGACTGGCCAGATTTCCAGAAGGGCGTCGATCCCCTCCGGGGTGACGGGCACGACATTCCCGGCGTCATCGCCCACACCTTCCCAATCCAACACAGCGCGACGGGCGACCGCTTTGGCCATCGCGAGGGCCAGCGACTCTTGGCTGGCGCCGTCGGGCAAGGCTTCGATTGCCGGATCGGCGCGTGCGGCAACCATCAGCGCGGTGGTCAAGGGTCCGACGAGCAGGCGCAAGCCAGGGGCGAGGTCCAGCCATTGGGGTGTGGCGGTCAGGTTCAAACGGATCATGGTCAGTATCCTGCGAGGGTGTTGATGAGGATGGCGGTGCACATGCGCGCCGGGCTGGTGGCCTTGGCGGCCATCCAGTCGAAAGTTGCCTGCACGCCTTGCGGCCCGGCGATCTCGATGCGCGGGCGGGGCAGGTAGACAGCGTGCGCCGTAAAGATGAAACTGGCGTTGGCCCCAAGGCTGTAGTTGAACTCCAGCTCGCAGGGCGTGCCGTCGATGGCTTGGGTGATCAGCGTGGTGTCGGAAAACCTCACCTCGATCCGGCCCGACAGGGCGGCCATGGCAGGATCGGCACCATCGATGCGCCCATCGCCGCGGATGGTTTCGATCCGGTCGAGATTGTTGGAATAGGTGATCTCGGCTGAGACCACATTGCCCAAGCTGCTGCCGTTGCGTTTCACGGTGCCATTGAAGTGGCCGAAGCGTTGCAGCCCCAGCGCCGTGGGCGTGCCTGCGGCGGTGGCGGCAGCGATGGTTTCGCCCTGCGCCACTATTCGGGCAGTGGCCGTGAGCAGGCCGGAGCGCTGCATCTGCCAGGTCAGCTGGTCCAGCACGCAGCCGGAATACATCGCGAAGCGGGGCACCTCCGGCATGTCGGTTTCAATCGCCATGCTGGGCAGCGTCCAGTTGCCCGACTGGAAGGTGTGCGTTTTGGGCGTCGTGCCGGTGGTGACGGGCTGACCGAAGGCCGCCTTGAGCCAGAACCCAAAGGCCTCGACGTCGATGGGGATCACCACCTCACCGTCAGCCGTCACCGCATCCTTGATCGGAGCCAAGGGATCGCGGCCATAGCCCAGCAGTTCGGATTCCAGCAGCGGCTGTTCCGACCCGAGCGTCGTCCGGGCAAAGGGCATCAGCCGGAACCCACTGACCGGCGGGGTGCCGTAAACCGTCTCATACGCAAGCGCCATCTGCGCCCGCGCGCCTTGCGCACGTGCCATGGGGGTCTCCTTTATGTTGGGATGGTCAGGCCAGGGGGCCGTTGGTGGTGTAGTGCAAGACGACGGTGATCACCGCTGCCTTCAGCGCTGCCGCGCCCTCGATGGGCAGATCGACGGATGCCGGGGCCTCGGGTTCGACCCAGTCGCAGAGGCCGCCCAACGTACGGTCAGCTTCCAGCGTCGTGCCGATGCTGGCGATCAGATCGTCAAAAACGCTGGCCCGGCCGGTGCCCGCCTGGACCACAACCTCCAGTTCGGCCCGGTGCTGGTAGTGGTAGCGCAAGGGCGACAGCGTCACCTCCGGTTCGCCCGGCTGGCCATCGCGCAGGATGATTAGCCCGGACGCCGGAATCCGCTCTGGCAGGACCTCATCGCGCAGAGTGAGAGCGGCAAGGGGCTGCAGCCGCACATGCAGAGCGGCGAGGATGGTTTCGCGGATGGTGGGCATTCATTACCAAGTGAGAAGCGACGTAGGGCAGCGGTCACTTACAGGCTGCTGCTGCCTGAGTAATTCGTTGAGGAGCCAGCCAGTGCCTACACTATCAATTTCGATATCCAAGTTTGCAGGACCAGCCTCAGCGATCAAGGCGTCGTAGGTCGCCTGATGGTCTTGCTGACGTACTAGGCCAACGTCTGATCGCCATGCGAAGCGAAAGTCCTCGTCGGGTGACAGACCCATGGCCAAACCATATATGGTTGTTTCTGTCACAAAGATTGCCCATGTTTCGTCGCGGATCAGTGGAGTTCCATCCGGGAACTTCGGCACGGCGATGGGCTTGAAATAGGGCCTGCTCAGATCGAAGATTGCCTCGTAGCCCAGGTACAGCCCGTTTTTCAACGGCACACAAACTCGGTACTTCCTGTCGTAAGCAGTGAACAGCCATGCGGCTGGAAGCAAAAGGCCAATCAAGGCGAATGCAATCGCTGCCTTTGCCGTTCCTGCCAGCTGGCTGTCTCCGTGACCCTTCAAGCGAGCTGCCTACCGTTCTGCTATCGAAATGCGCTGTATCGGGGGTCGGTGCGGACCCGTCCCGCAAAGCGCCCCGACCATATATCCGTTATCGCATATGGCTCGCCGGTGTGGATGCCAAGCCTCTGAGGGCCGCTGGAAGGCAGACCGAGGCGACTGCGCCCGTGATCTTCGAAAGGTCGAAGCAGATTTTCGAAGATCGTTTCGGGGATATCGATTGCCTCCACGCCAATGTCGAGCGGGTCTGAAAACTCGTCTTTGAGGTAGAATTCGAGTTCGCCGAAGACGTCAATGTTGCCGTTACGCTCGGTTGCGTGCCCCATGAACGCCCCGCCGATGGTTGTGTCACCCACGCTGAAGACGAGACCTGTCATGTCGTAGGTCCGAATGAAGTCGCCTGAAAGTGCACCATTCCGCACCTCTCTCGCCTTTTCGGCGATTTGCCTTTTGATCCGATCCTCTGCGATCTCCATGTATCTTGCGACCAACTGCCCAAGATTGCCAGTCTCACGCACCGTTACAGCGCGACCACCTCCCTGATAGTAATGCCTGACAAAGTCGCGGCTGCCCCAAACGGTCGAGCTGTCGGAAACGCCTTGCAGTGAAATTGTGAGACTTTCGGCTGTCTCTGGATCGTACGGCTCGGCCGTGCAACGGCATCCGTAGTCTTCGCCAGGGTGGCCTGTCGGGGGTGGATCGTCCCACGCAAACACCTGTCCGTTGTTGGCTGCATGACTGGGGCGCACATTCTCGTCGTCGCGAGTCCGCCAGATATAGTGCGTCGTGGGGCGTTCCTGCTTGATAGACCATTCGATGGGCGTTCCCTTGCGCAGGTATGCCTGAAACGCCTTTTGATACAATTTCTGGTCAACGAACATGAAACGGTCCCCATGGAGGCTTTGTGCTCCTGCCTATCAGGCTTTCGTTAAGGCATTCGTAACCGTCAGATCGCTGAGTCCTGCTTACTCACCCACCCCGCCACGATCCGCCCTGGCACGCTGTCCACCGCTCGCTCTGCATCCCGCGCCAGATCCAGCCGCTTGCGCAATTTGACCTGCGGGACCAGCAGAAAGATCGGCACGGTCGCCACGCCGCGTCTGGTTTTCGACCTGGACGCAACGGCCCGACCTTTGGAATTCAGCCGCCCCTCCGCTACCAGCAGGCTCGGTCCTCTGCGGCGGTAGATGAACCGCAGGCGCAGGCCGGTACGGCGTTCCCATTCGCCGGGAGTGATGCGGCCGCCTTTCGTGCTCTTGCCTGCCGCTGGTGTGGGGATCGCCAACCAGAATCCATCCTTTGACCGGATCAGCGGCCCGGTGTCATGCGCGCCTATGATGACCGGCGCGTTGGACCAGACCAGCGCAGCGGCGATCAGGGTGTCGAAGGCCGTGGCTCTGCCATTTGGGGCCTGAACAACCACCTCCAGCTCGGCCCGGTGCTGGTAGTGGTAGCGCAGCGGCGACAGCGTCACCTCCGGCTCGCCAGGCTGGCCATCGCGCAGGATGATCAGTCCGGTTGCAGGGATTCGTTCCGGCAGAACGTCGTCACGCAAGCTTAGGGCAGCAAGCGGCTGCAGCCGCGCGTGAAGAGCGGCGAGGACGGTTTCGCGAGTGGTGGGCATGAGGCAAACTCTACAGATTTTTCAGGCGCTGCTGTATCGGAAGCAGCGAACGGTCAGGTGAACGCTCATTAACCGATTGCGATTACATCAAATCCCGAGGGTCAGCGGGAGGTTCCATGCAGCACAATCTACGGGACTTCCTTCGCCATGGCGGCGACGGTCAATATGTGGTCACCAAGCAGAACGGCACGGTGTACGGCTATCGCGCAGCCATATCGATCAAGTCACTTTTTCCCGGCTATGCTGACCTGCGGTCGGATTTCACGGACCAACTGGATCGCGTCATCGCCGACAACACCCGGATGCTGCTGAATGCTCTGACACCACCCGACACAGTGCCGTCGGTGACCGCAGCCGACCTGCGCGATGTTTCAGACGCAAAGGAGGAGGCGCTGCGCCAATGGGATGCGCGTCTGACGGCCATCTTTGATGAGTATCAGACCCACCCCCAGCGCCTTCGCCCCCTGCGAACCGCCATGGAAGAACGTCTGCTTCGGGCGTTTGCGGGCCTGATCAACCAGCTTCGGCAGCAAGACCTCGGCATCGAGAAATACATTTGGCGCTCGCGTGATGATTCCAAGGTTCGCGACAGCCACGCAGGTTTCGACGATCAGGTATTCCGCTGGGACCAACCCCCTGCGGGCGGTCATCCGGGGCAGGCACATAACTGCCGGTGTGTCGCAGCGCCAGTCGCGCCAGGATCGCCAAACGATGTGGTCCTGGCCGAGTTTGCGCCAACGCTCGAAGCGCCGGTGGACGCGATTTTGCGCCGACTTGGCGTCCGGGTCGTCGCGATCACACCGCTTGGAGCCGCTGCTTTGGCTGCTTTGGCAGCAAGCGATGCCTTGCAGCAATTCACACGTTTTGCGACCGCACGTCGGCTTCAACGCGCCGCTGAGATCCTTGGCGTCAACGTCGGCACAGCCGAAGGCCTACTGGCCGCCATGGCGCACGAGTTGGTGCAGGAGGCCGTAATTTCCGGCATCGGATCGAGTTTGCCCAAGACTGTCGAGGCCGCGCAGATCGCCTC